TTTACGTTAGAGTCTGATTTACTCTCACTGTAATTGTTGTTCGTGTTGTTATTGGTATTGTTGTTAGTATTATTACTAGTGCTGTTGCTATTACTGTTTACATTTTGATTAATATCAGATGTGCTGTTTGTGGTGCTGGTGTTGATATTGGTATTTGTGTTGTTGTTAGTGTTGTTACTAGTAGAAGTATTGATATTAGTGTTGGTATTGTTATTGGTGTTATTACTAGTGCTATTGATAGTGGTGTTATTAGTATTAGTGTTGTTATTAGTATTAGTGCTGGTCGTAGTGTTCACATTATTATTGTTGTTAGTGTTTACACTGGTATTGGTGTTGACATTAGTATTTGTATTTGTAGAGGTGCTAGTGTTCGTGTTCACATTTGTATTTGTGTTCGTGTTCGTATTGGTGTTTGTATTTGTGCTAGTGCTAGTATTGTTGGTAGTCGTATTGTTGTTGATGTTTGTGTCCTCAGCCAACGATGCTGGACTCGACAACAATGCAATAGCGAATAATACATAACAAAAGTGCTTAGTGAACCTCATAGCTTCCTCTCTCCTTTCGGCTATTTGGGCTTGACATTTGGGCCTGGTATGTGATATATTTATAAGGTAATCGCAGTGGCAGGTGTCAGTTTATTGACACTATTTATCATGGAGAAGTATTTTGAGTATCATTTACACAAATAATCGGTCTAGGAAGAAAACTCCCCGTGGAAAAGGGTGGAAAAACAAGGTTTACTACAAGAAATACAAGAAACCAGAGTTCAAAACTTATACACCAGAACCTAGTCTTGCGATGGAAAGAGCGCTTGAACATCGTGATAAATATCCTAGTATGGATAGCATGTCTGGTTCCACAGCAAAGAAAGAACCAAACGTATATACTGGCACTTTGATCAAGGGTATCGCTACCATGCACAAATCAAATGCTGTTCCTGTAATGAATCAGAAACAGGCGGAAGAAATTTCTAAAATGGGAAGATAATGAAACCAACACCTAAGTCGTTACTTGCTGGACAAGTGATTGCACAACTATCAGTTTTGGGGATGCTATTTGCATCCCCTTTGCAATGGACAGTTGCGTTTGCAATTTACTGTTGTATCATGTTAGGAATTACAGTAGGATACCATAGATATTGGTCTCACTACAGTTTTGAAGCACCTAAGTGGTTTGTTTACCCGATGACATTTTTCGGACACATTATGATGGTAGGCCCAGTTATTGCGTGGGCGGCACAACACCGTGAACATCATAAGTTTGCTGATACTGAGAAAGACCCACACTCACCAGCATATCAAGGATTCATTCGTTGTTACTTTTCTCAAGTCATGTCCTTACCTCGTATGAAGTATGCCACCGATTTGTTGCGTAATGATTTCTTGAAAGGTCAACATAGATATTATTGGCATGTTATATTGTTGTGGGCGGTTACTTTGTTTTTGATTGATCCGTATGCAGTGGTATACGCTTGGTTGGCCCCAGCTGGGTTTGCTAAGTTGATCGGATCAATTGTATTTGTTCATTCACACCGTGGTGGTATACCCAGAAGCGATCATTGGTTGGGAATTGTTACACTCGGAGAAGGATATCATGCGAGACACCATGATGAACCTTGGAGTTGGGATTTCCACAAATATGATGTCGGAGGAAAACTAATTGGGCTCGTTAATAAATTATGAATACATAGACTTCCCGTTTGAGAAGTTTGACTTTTCTGTATGTGATGACATACCATATAAAAACCAACTAGAATTACATCCACATATGCCTGAACATGTGTTGAATCACATTCGTGGGTTGTTCAGCGAAGAAGAATTGTTCACACTGGAGTGCGATAGTTATTACATTCTACATGATACATATGGACAATCTTCAGTGCAGTCTCAGTCTAATGAACGAATTCTAATTGAAGACTTCCCATTTGATAGTATACATACAAGGGCAAAACCAGTTGTAGAAAAATACTTAGAATCTGCACAAGGATGTTTTACTTTTTTGTTTGGCAATAATAAATATAGACCACCTACTGATAAATTGTTTAGACATGCCCATGCGATAAACACCATAGAGGGCGTAGAGAATAGGAGAACGTTTACTGTCATATACCCCCTGACTGAAACAACCAACGTGACAGAGAAGTTTCATATATTCCACACCGATGATACACCGTGGATAGAACACAAGGATTTATATCACGTTCTGAAACTGCCTCTTGATACACCCATACCAGACAATGTGACAAGTATTGATTTTCCTAAAACTGGAGAAATGTTAGTGTTAGAATTTAACTCAGTGAATGGTGTTCATTGGGTTGACGGGTTGCATGATACAAACTATATGTGTCATGCTTTTGATGCAATCGTTTTGAGAGAACCTTTTGATGCTTAGAAAAAGAAACCTTCCCGCTTGTGCGCCAATACCAAATATCAAGTTTGATATTGAGGCAATGAAACAAGAGTTGGACACGATTGGAGACAAGTGGCAAAACATTTATGATGCAAACCCAGGCATCACAAAATTACATGATCAGGGATTTCTTTCTCAGATTTACAGCACTCTACACGAAATCCCCTTGATGTCAATGTCACCAGAAAATATGAAAAAGGCAGAGGACTTCAAGATAGAAGATATCGGTAAAAGTAAAATAGAACGAGTTAGAAATAAATCAGCAAAAGGTGACAACCTACCACCAACAGCAAATGAGATGTTGTGGGATTATCCTTTGGATGATTACAGGGGAAGTTACTTTGAGGAGGCAATCAATGCAAACTTCAAAGCAGAAGCTTGTCGTGCAAGAATACACTTGTTAGAGCCCGGCAAAGACATATCACCCCACATTGATTATGACCCTTCTTATGGTGTCCGTGTTATTTGTCCGATATCTGGCACAGAGGGTGTGACTAATTTCTTCTGGTATAATGGAGAGAAACAAGAATACAATCTGCCCGCAGACGGATCAGTATACTTTTTAAATACGGGTTTCAAACATGCAGTAGAAAACCGTGGAACAGAGAATAGGATTGCATTGGTATGGACACTGAAATCCCAAGAAGACATAGAATGTCTGGCTTTGACATAGAAGTATATACTCCATCACAAAGATCAATAGTCGAATCATTTAGGGAACTGTCATTTGAAGAAGGTAATGACAGTCTTGCTTATGACAAGTATGATCCAGACAACATTGATGGTGAAACGTGGTTGGTGTATATTGATGATGAGTTGGCATGTCTCAGTGTTGCGGAGGCGAGTCACTATACCAGTGATCCCACCGTAGCTGCTAGATTATGCAGACTACACATTGCAAAGAAATTTAGACCAGCGTGGTTGGGTATTCCGATACTACCCTATCAAATCAATTGGGCTAGACAACGTGGATTTAAAGTGTTATACTTTACCCACGACATTAATAATAGAGCCATAAATGCCATGTATCAACACAAGAGGTTTGGTGCGGCAATCACCCCCTTGCAAAAAGAAATTGAGGGTATGTGGCACAGTGGTTGGTATCGTGCATTGAAAACTGATGATAGGTATCTCTTTCAAGTTGATGAGAGGAGTGACCTGTTGCAATATATTTACTATTGGACACTGGAGAATGGGTTTGTTTGGAATCCTGTTTCCAACGTGGTTCGGAGAACGTTATGATAAATTTTTCTGTTGATACAGTGGCTGGTTGGTTTAATTACATAAGAGAGAACCCAGATGACAAACGGTTCCTTGAGTGTTTTTGGGATACGCAACTTACTAGCAAAGAAAGACTGTTGGATTTGTATCCAGATCATTTTAACAGGACTTGTTATGTTTTTGGCGGTTGGTATGGAGTCCTGCCGAAGATGTTGGTTGACAATAAATTCATCGTCAAGGTTTATTCTGTTGATATTGATCCAGAGTGTGAACGAGTAGGTAATGTTTATTTTTGTGACAATGACCTAGAATTTATTACATCCGATATGGCAGATTTTCTGTATAAAGAAGAACCTGATGTTGTTATCAACACGAGCACAGAACACGTTGATCAGGATACGTTTGATAGTTGGTGGATGAATATCCCTACTGGCACTTTTGTTATGTTGCAGGGCAACGATCTGGTTATACCAGAACATGTTAGACCATTCAAGGATTTATTTGATTTTGTAGAAAGAAACAACATGTCTCAGGTCTTGCACTCTGAAGAAATGGAATTGGCAGGCCCAAACAATACGACATACAAACGATTTACTTTGACGGGGTATAAAGAATGAAAAAGATCGCAATCGTTGGATACGGGTATGTTGGTAAAGCAACAGAACTGATGTTTGACAATGTTGAAGTCCTTATACATGACCCCGATCTTGGTCATACTATTGATGATTGGGATGGCGTGGACTATGCGTTTATTTGTGTCCCGACACCTATGGATAAATCTGGTAGATTAGACTTTTCTTATGTTGATAGTGCTTTGCAGTCTATTGGCAATGGTAAGATTGTTATCAGAAGCACAATTGGCCCAGACCAGATGATCAATGATGAGTGGATTTATATGCCAGAGTTTTTGCGAGAGGCAACTTGGAAAGAAGATGTTGAAAATCCAAAGAGTCCTGTTGTAATAGGAATCAATGAGGAACTTCATCCTGTTATCTGTCGTGATGATCTTGTTAGTGGATTGAAAGACCCACTGAAGACTGTTTATACAATGAAACCAAAAGAGGCTGCGATATATAAGTTGTCTCGTAATGCAATGTTAGCAACCAAAGTTGTTTTTGCAAACTATCTTTATGATGCTTGTAAATATGCCGAGTGTGATTTTGAAACTGTTATTGATACATTCAAATCGGAAAATGAATTTGGATCATCACATTGGGATGTGCCTGGCCCTGATGGTGAACGAGGATTTGGTGGTAAGTGTTTACCTAAAGATACTAGTCACTTTGCTCATGTAATGTCAAAACATTTTTCACCACCCAACTTTTTAAACTTTGTATTGAAGGACAATGAACTCACCCGTTAAATACTATAAGGAACTACAAAAGAGATATGATAAAGTAGGGCCTGGATTCTGTGTGTTGAAGTGGCATCACTTGGAGATGCACCTCGGCTCAGCGCAGAGTCATTCTTGTTTTCATTGTCCACAGAGACATCTATCTCTGGATGAAGACTTGCACAACACCAAACAAAAGATGGAACAAAGAAAACTGATGTTGGAAGGAGAAAGACCAGCAGAGTGTTTTTATTGTTGGAACGTTGAAGACAGTGGTTCTATCAGTCCTCGCATTGCATTGACTCCGATATACACGGAGATGGAATCCGATATTATTGAGACCACTGCTAGATTGAAGTGGGATGAACCAGTGTATCCAAAATATCTGGAGATGAGTTTCAGTAACAAGTGCCAGATGAAGTGTAGTTATTGTTCCACGCAGAACAGTTCTTCTTTGCACGAGGAGATAAAACAGTTTGGTGTGTATCCACTACTAAACATCGAAAACGAAGGTCAATACAAATCTCACGGCAGAGAAAATATGTATGATGAAGACAGTCCCATGTATGATAAGTTTTGGGATTGGTTTGATGAGGCAAAGAATCATCTAAGAGTTTTGCGAGTAACTGGCGGAGAACCATTGTTACATGAAAGCACATTCAAACTTGCAGAGATGATCAAGGATACTGACATCGCCTTTCATGTTAATAGTAATCTTTCTGTATCACAACGCAGAGTTGATAGAATGATAAAAACTATGAGACAAATGAAAAACCCAAAAGTATATGCGAGTATTGATACGGTAAAAGAACAGGCTGAGTGGATTAGACATGGTTTGAATTCTAACACGTTTGATATAAACATGTTCAAAATTATTGGTGAACAGATTCCCATTGGTTTGATGGTCACTTTTAATTTTTTGAGTATTCCTAAGTCTAAAGAGTTCTTGAGTTATGTGTTGCAGTTGAAAAACATTGGTGATGTAAAACTTGATACTCCTTACATGACAAACCCAAAACATTTATCTGCTCTTATAACTGATGATAAGATGTTGAACTTACTCCGTGACTCCGAAAAGTTTATGGAAGACAACACCGAAGATGGTAATCCGAAAAAATTTAATTCTGGTGAATTACAAAAATTCAAAACTGTTGTTAGGTGGGTAGAACAAAATAGGTTCACTGGTGAAGACCTAAATAGTCATAGAACCGATTTTAAATTATTTATTGATGAACACGACAGACGCAGAGGCTCCGACTGGCATGCTGCGTTCCCAGAATTGGAATACTTTTATAATGCCATATGATAATGAACACTGGATTGAAGTTCTAAAAGAAAAACGTATAAAGATAAACGATATTAGTCCTTCTTTCTGTTCGGCGAAGTGGTTACAGACAACCTTGATGTTACAGAATGGATACAACCATTCCTGTCACCACCCGTCACCCCACAAGATTCCCATTGCAGAGGTAAAAGAAAATCCTGCTGCGTTGCACAACAGCAACTACAAGAAACAACAACGTATCAAGATGATCAACGGTGAAAGACCCCGTGAGTGTGACTATTGTTGGAGAATAGAAGACCAAGGTAAAGATCACTTCTCTGATCGACACTACAAAACTTCTGATTGGTGGGCGTGGGATAAAGTTGATCTCATTGCAACCAGCAATCCGACTGATGATGTATACCCTACATACCTAGAGGTGTCTTTTAGTAACGCATGTAACTTTGCTTGTGCGTATTGTTCGCCTGAGATCAGTTCAACGTGGATGAAAGACATTGAGGCGAATGGTGAGTATCCTGTGCAGTTTGGTTCTCATAACCTAGACTATCTCAAAGAGACAGAAAAGTTTCCTTACAAACATTCTGATCCCAACCCATACGTTGATGCGTTTTGGGAATGGTTTCCAGAAGCACTCCCTCACCTTAGAGTGTTTCGTATCACTGGCGGTGAACCGACAATGAGTAAGGATGTGTGGAAGGTATTAGATTACATATATGATAACGCACAACCAGAACTGTCTATCGCAATCAACAGTAATCTAGGCACCGATCCTAGATTGATACAAAGATTGATTGATGCAGTAAACAAACTAGAGGATAAAGTAAAACAGATCGAAATCTATACTAGTTGCGAGTCAATCGGTGATCAGGCCGAGTATGTGCGTGATGGTATTGACTATGGATATTGGTATTCAAATGTTCAACGTGTATTGAGTGAAACAAACTCAAACGTTGCGATTATGACTACCATCAATATGTTGAGTCTGCCACGTTTTTGTAAATTTATTGAAGACATCATGGAACTGAGAATTGAATTCAACAAAGACCTAGCACACAATCGTGTTCCACTGAGTATAAATTATCTTAGATTTCCACCTCACTTACAATGCACAC